GGTTTGACTTTGCGCGGATTTGGTACAACTGATTGCTGGTCTTTTTGTTTAGCCATTTCAGCGGTCCACCTCAACCAAATAGATTGGGTCCGTTTTCGGGATTAATGAAGATTCCGCTTGCTGCGAAACTAGGTGCCTATTTCCTCCAGCCGTTAGATTTGCGGTATCTGTCTCGCGTCGTCCATAACCATCGCGTTGAAGAGCTGCTGCGCCTCTCATAGTAGTCGGAGATACCTGCTTGAGTTGATATCGCTCAAACGTCTGAAGGATGTTCTCCGAGCCGTCGATTTCGCAAGTAATTAGCAAGTCATTATCGCCCACTTGTGGGTACCAGGGCAGGTTAAGACGCGCTATTTGGGTCCTTATGAGCGCCCCCTCTTCTGTCAGCTTATATACGTCTTCTGGTGCGTCTGGAAGAATGGCGTATGTCAGATAACCAGGACCAAAACCGCGATAAAGCGGGGCTGCCTCCCATTCGGGTTCAGGTTCTTCTTGGATGACAAGTTCTGCTGGTTCTGTTTCGGTAGCTGGCTTTATCCATTCTCCGCGCGTAGATTTCTCAACCGAAACATATCCAATTCCGTATGAGAGTTGGTCATCATGAATCGGCTGCTGATAAATAGTATCTAGTCCTACGCTTGGTTCGGCAATTCCCTTTTCCACGTCCTGAATCGTATACATGTGCTTGAGCAACACTGGAGTTCCCATCCGCCGCATTGTTTCTAACGAGAGACGACGGCGACGGAGTATATCCTGCGAAATTCCCATTTCTCCTGTAAACCTAATCACATTTTTATAAATAGGTTTTAGCAATGCTGTTGGCATAATTAGAACAATTCCATATATCAGAAGAACCCGCGACCTATCAAAAAATGAATCATATTTGACCTCTAAATCACGTCTGCGTACCAGCCTTGGGTGACGGCCGTACGACGCTTATGGCAGTTGGCGCAAACGACTTCACACTTGGCGATCTCATCTTCTATTACTTTCAAGGATCGTGTGTTATGTACGAGTTGCGAAACATTGGCCGTCTTCTTATCTCGCACATGATCTAGCTCTAGAACAAGCGGATCGTCCTCGTCGCAATCAACACAGGGGTGCGCATTATAGTAATCCCAGATGAATTGACGATTGCGCTGTCGTCGTTCGTAGACTTTTTCTAGAGTGCGTTGAGGGGTGCGATCATAAGCGCCTTTTGCATTTTCCTTGGCGCATTGCTTACACTTAGTGTCATACCCTTGCTTACCGTTAGGGTGTTTGTAGAACTCGGTTTCCAAATCCTTCGGTTTTTTGCATTTGTAGCAAACTCGTATCATACATATGAAATCACCGATATCGAATAAAAAGAAACCAACTTACGGATTCTTCTAAAAAAAGCCTCTGCCAATATTTTGAGTTCTCCAGGTTCCTGAATAGAAAAGGCGTCCAGCCTTTGAGCCGACCAAAAGCGCCGAATGGCCAAGTCTCAATTCTTGACGCTTGAACAATCTCACCATGCTGATCCAATCTTCGCGCTCTGTCGCATACGCAGTTTGCCACGCTTGCGCATACCGCGTGCGGTCCTCATAAGCGATTTGTGCGCCTTGTGGTACAGGTTGCTCTATGTACGAACGAATCATGTGTAAAAGAACCTTACACATAACGCCCTTGGACAGGAGCGGCATAAGGGGATTGATTTCTCCATCTCCGCTACGCCGAGCAAAGTATGAAACATCGTATTGAGTTGGGGGCATCTGAACGTTGATATCGAGTAGCGCTTCGGGAATGAAACGTTCGATTTTCTTAAGGTCGAAATGAGCAAGTGTATAATCGCGTAGAACTGGGCCACCCTCGACAGAGTCAAAGGAATCCTCGAATCGCAACCATACTTCTTCGGCCACAAGTTGCGGTTCTGTTGGCGGCGGAATATTGAACGGGTCAAGAACGGCGAAATTAATCATTACTGATTTGACCTCTTGGGTGACTAACGTGAACTGAGCCTGTACAAGATACTCTCCAGATTGTTCCGTGTTAGTCCATTGGAGATACCCTTCTCCGTTTTCTTCTATTTCGCCAGGCCATTGTGTACTTTCGAATTCGAGCGCAACTTCTTCTTCGGCAACTTTAGGTTCTGTGATTAACGACGAATAGTCGATTAAGACGGTTTCGCCGTCAACGACCTTCGTTACTATCGCTCCAGGTTCAATATGCGGCCCTCTGACGAGCGTCTTACCTGCGACCAAGCCCACGGTCGATGGAATGTCAGTGATTTCAAGCCCGCTAACGGTCCCTTCTTTTTTGTGGATAATTCCAGAAGTTGTTTTGACCGTAGAGGGGTTACCAATCAGAATGCCGTTAGGACCCTGAATCGTGAATTCGACTCCTGCAATGTCTTCCTGGGGCACAACGCCTTCACGTTCGCGCAGCGCAGCGCGTAGCTCAGCGGTATCGCTAACGTTGATTGGATTGAGTTGGTACCGTACTCCTAGCATGCCTACTTCTTATGTCTGCGAAGTCATGCTACAATGAGCTAATGCGAATTCTAAACGAGACAAATTTGACAGGCAAGCAGCGTATTAACTTGGCAAAGTACAAAAGCAAATGCGAAAGACGACTAGGTGGCAAGGTTGACATACCTCTCAAGGCTTCAGTTGATGGTAGAGTCCTGGCCGAAGCAATTCCCGATTCGCCGCCCGATGTCGTAGACCGAGCTATCCTCGGTCATCTAGACCAAGCCGAGCTTGAGCAGCTTGGACTTAGCGCAGGTTGGTTTGTCGTGTTCGGCGAACGCACCTAGTCTGCTATACTGCGAGACATGGCATACCACCACGTAGCCGTTTTCGAGTTGGACGGTCAATTTTTAGGGTACTCAATCAAGCAAGATAGGGTCAATAGGCTCCAATCCACGCATCTGTACGCCGAGGCGGAGGAGCAAGAGCTTGCGAAACGCTTGCAGGAGCTAAACGAGAAGCAAGCGATTACGTCCGTATGGCCTGACGCCCGAGACCCAGAGGTCCAGGCTCTCGTGAATGATCCTTCCTTTGAGCCTATCGAGATGACCGAGGAAGAGGTCATGGATACCGAGAATAGCTACATCGTCTATCTCAAAGACGCCGAGGGTGAGGACACTTTCGATATCGACCAAGAGGCTTCGGTTCTGAAGTACAAAACAGCTAAAGTTCCTCTACGCCCCTCTGACTACATGAAACGTACAAAGACTGCTTGTGAAACCATAGCCCGTCAACGTGCGAGCAAAGTATAATGTCTAAAAAGCACACACTCGTAGTCGCAGATTCACATGGTCACGTGGACAGACTAGAGGCGTTACTCAAGCAAGAGGGTATTCTTGAGGATTGCCCAGACGGCGGAGTCGTTCGTCGTAATCGCGATGTCGAGGTTGTATCTCTTGGCGATGTCGGACACTACGGAGACGACACACAAGCACGTGACCGTGTCATCTGGGAATATGCGGCTAAATGGTTCGACATAATCCTCTGGGGTAATCACGACCGCGCCGTTATAGATGGCCGTCATTTCTTCATGGGTTATAAGAAGCCGTTTCCCGAGACGATAGAGGCTATTGAACGGGCTCGCAAAAGTAAACAGCTACGACTAGCTTATGAGGCACATGACTTTCTACTTACACATGCTGGATTACATGCTTCATACAAGTACAACAATGCGCCTCATGAAGATGCTGCAACGATAGCGGCGTGGTTGAACGGCCATGAGGATGAAGATAGTCAAGTCGAGGATTTCCTTGCCATTAGAGACGCGATAAGCCGCTCTAGAGGCGGTTACAGCACTAATGGGGGCATCCTATGGCGCGACGCTTCTGAGAGCCTCTACAAACCCGTGAGACAGGTCTTTGGGCATTCGGCTAAGGACAAGATGCGTACGTATCAGACTGGTAAGACGGGCGACTCTTATTGCATAGATGTAGGTCAGCAATTCAACGGTCGTCTAGGGGCGATTTGGTTACCCTCAGAGAAGTTTGTTGAAGTAAAATTAGAGGAAGATAAATTACCGACCGATGATCGGCGACAACTAGTCATTTAGGAGATAAAATGCAAGTTTGGAATCAACAAATCCCAGTTTATGTAACGCGCAAGACGGCTGATGGACTAACAGGAAATTTGAGCATTCCAGCATGGATGTTTGTTCTTTTCGGAGTAATGCTTGAGATAAATGTTTTCCTTTGGCTCGCCATTGGTATTGGTGAGGCTATCAAGCTCATAACTTCCTGATGAGATTTACTGATGATACAGTAGGTGTGGTGAAAAATGACCTACTTCGTCAAGAGGTAATGGACGCCGTAAAACGTGGCGATAAATACATTGATATTGCACGACGCGCTGGCTTTACACGAGGAAAGTTCGTAGACACACTCTCTATGAAGCGCAGACTAGGTATCCTCCCAATTCCCAAACGAAGCTGGGAGCTTGATGTGACTTGGCAAACGCATATCAGCGCAAATAATGCCGAAAGAATTGCAAAGGCCCTTAATTAATGGATGTTTGGATTATTTTACTTTCGTTTTTATCTAGTATTGTGGGTAGCCTATGCGCATGGGTGGTCGTCATACATTATGACCTTGAGGGCTGGTATGAGCAGCGTAGATTAGAACGCGGCAAGAAGCTCAGCCGACGACAAATGGAAGCCGCTAAGAAACACGGATACTAAAAAATCGAAAGCGAAGGTGGCTTAGTTGCTCTATAATGTTCCTTCAGGGCCTTTTCATTTTTTATAACCGCCAAAGCCACATGAGGACCTTCATACGGAACATAATGCTTTGATATATTCATGTATTTAGTGTTTCCATCAAAGGCTATACCTCCAGGATTTAGTCCTGACCAAACGGCTCGAATGAATTTACGCTTGACGATGTACGCCTTGACCAATCTAAAAGGGTTCACAATGTCCTCGTAGGCTCGACAGATACAGTAAGCCCCATAACCTCCTCGGGGCGACCCTGCTTGCCTTTGATTCGCGCAAGCTTATCTGATATGGCTAACCTAGCATTATCAGTCAAAGGACCCTGCGAAACAATGGCTGGATTGCCTCCCGTTGGAACAAACTGTTGTACAAGCTCTGGCTGGCGATTAAGGTCTCCTAGCGCAGCTTTAGCTTTACCACCCGCACCTTCTTCGTTCTTTGCTTGGTAATTAGGGTCGATATATCCGACCACGACGCCTTGTTTGTTGTGCTCTGTCGCAACAGTGAGCTTTGTAATCGGCTTATCATTCTCGTTTCGGATTAAAGCCAATGTCGTATTGGTCTTTTGAATGTTGTGTGTCTGTCCTGCGGCCACTCTCTTTGCAGCGCCATTACCGATTATCTCGATACGTCCAAGATTGGCAATCAGAACATGGTCTTTCTCGTCGCCATCTTCAAGTGGAAACATATCTCCACGGACTCCGCGAGGTTTAAGCTCGATACGGCGCGTTTTCATATCCGACTGGCGCTGAAGTCTGAGCGAAAATGGTGAGGTATAGAGGTTACGAATCCATTTAGGACCCGTTGCATCTTCCTCCGCAATCTCTGCGGCCTCGGCCTCTTGTGCCTCTGCCTCTACCGTCTCAACTGACTTCTGCTGAGCAAGCCATGCGTCTACTGGTGCAGATACCTCTGTCGGGATAGGCAATCCTGCCGCCTTGAGCGTGGTATAAGTCTCTAACAATGCCGCCCACTGCTCTTCGGTGAACTCGTGAGTTACGGTCTCGACCTTCGGTGCTGCTTTGCTAGCGCGCGTTTTAGTTGTTTTGCGCTTTGCAGGTGTTTTTGTTGCTGTAGCCATAATGGCCTCCATTTCTATATGTGAACTTTTACTTGCGCTGCGGGTACTTCACTTAATCTTTACCCAACGGAAGGCGTACAAAACATAGCCACCTTGGTTATAAGAGGTGATGCCCATAATCAATACAATAACGCCTAAACCGTACAAGCTAGGCGCTTTGCCTGCTGTTCGTCCTGCGGCACTAAAGGACCTTGATGTATATGCAACAGGTAAGTTACCAACGCCACCAGCAAAGGTAACCGTACCAAAGGCTAAGTATCCGATTGATTGTAACGACGTTGAAGGCGATTGTACGATTGCGGCAATTCCGCACCTTAAGGAAGCTTGGCACGCTAAGTATAATTTACAATATACGCCACCAACCGAACTTGAAATCAAAACCGAGTATCGTAAGCTAAGTGGCGGCGAAGACACTGGTCTAGTTGAGGCAGACGTTCTCAAGACCTGGCAGACGGAAGGATTGTTTGGGTCAAAGCTCATCGCTTATGCTCCAGTACAACCAACTAACATTCTCGGCATTCACCAGGCCGTAGCTTTTTACGATGGTGCTTATCTCGGAATCGAATGTCCCGCATCAGCTCAAGAACAGTTCGCCAACGGAGAACCATGGACATACACGGGTTCAGAAGTTGAGGGCGGACATTGCATTGTTGCTCTCGGTTTTACACAGAATGGCCTGCTTTGTGCTACGTGGGGTGGCATAGCCGAAGTGACATATGGCTTCTGCGCCCACTATCTGACTGAGGTATGGTGTCTCATTTCAGGCATCCTAGTAGCGCAGAAGAAAGATAGCTTGGGTATAGATATCGCTTCACTTAAAGCGGATCTTGCTAATGTCTAAGTTTGTCTAAATATATAGACAAAACCTTAGACAAACGCACAACTACTAGCTAGCTACTTTCGGCTAGATAGTATGTACAATGACATCGAGAGACAAACGCGCAGTCGAGGCTATCCTGGCGAGATGGGTGCTTGAGCAAGAACGCTTGAAAAAGACTTGACCTCCGCCGAGGCGGCATGCTATACTGCATACGCAACCCCAACCAGGAGGAAATATGAGCGCCCAGACAGCAACAGGAAAGTGCAACGACCCAGATTGTCCCGCCTGCCACCCCTTCATTGACCTGCACGAGACTACTCAGGCCCTAGATGACGAAATGTGCCCCGATTGCCGCGCAGAGATGGAGCAAGTATTTGAGGACGATAGAGCACGCGGTCATGAGCTAGCAGAGATCCTCGTAGAAGCCCGAGCAAAGCACGAGGAGACCGAGAGCCAAGATGATTGGGATACAGTCATCGGTTTAGCCTTCAGAGCCGTAGAGACGGGTTTGGCTATAGATGTCATACTGGCTTTGTCGGGGATAGCCGTTGCTGATTGACCCTTGACATAGGCTACGCTTTGTGATATGCTTTGGGTTGGATACAATTCCAATACGAAAGCGAGTCTATCATGCCGTTTCATGACGACCACGATCAAACAACCAACCATACCGACCAACTTTGTCCCGAGTGTTGTGCAGAAATGGACGAAGCGCGCGTAGAAAACGAGAAACTTGGCGGAGAGATAGCCGCAGATATTGTAGACAAATATCAGCGCGCTATGGAAGCAGACGACTCAGAAAAAGACGAGGGTCAAAAGCTTTGGGATGAAATGGTTGATATAACTTATAACCTTGATGACAAGGAGTATGCATCCGATGTCATTATGGGTTTGGCTGGCATTGCCTCTTTTGAGAAAATGTTGTAATGCATTGGTGCGCCTATCACTTGCAAGATGAGCCGGATAAAAACTTCCGTATAAAGAAAAACGGAAAATTGGATTCTTGGTGTATAGAGGGGCGTAATGAGAATAGTCGTAAGGAATATGCGCCAATCAAAGCCGAAGTAGCTGAGAAGAAGGCTGAATACGAGAGTCGCACGGAGCAAACTTGTACTGTATGTAAAAAGACCAAGCCGATTGATGATTTTCCTTTTCGATATGATCGTCCAGATAGGCGCGAGTCAAGGTGTCACGATTGTGTAGGGCGGATACGGGCTAAAAATCTAGTCGAGTATAATGAAACGCATCGAGAGTCGATTCGGGAAAATAAGCGAGATTACCGAAAACGCAAACCAGAGACCCATCGAAAAGCTGGACGTAAGCGTCTAGCTCGTAAGAACCGCGTACGACACGAATCATATACAGACGAGCAAATACGTGATCGAGACCAAGGTCTATGCTATTTTTGTAAAGAATGGGTAGATCCTTCTTTAATATATCCCGATTTACGATCTGAAGTAATCCATCACATTCATCCCTTTGCAAAGCATGGACCAAACATACCAAAGAATGTAGCATTAGCTCATAGTCAATGTAATAATAAAAATAAAGACAAATATACATTCGTATTTGCTAAAGGATGGAGTGTCACTCCTATCACAAACCAATTAGCTCGACAGATTGCTAAGGATAAGCATTATCTTCATCGGGCTCCTAATACATCCTATGCTTTTGGTTTGTTCCAAGACGGCGATAAAGATCCTCAAGGAATCGTAATTTTTGGTAGTCCCTCGTCGGGTCGTATTACGAAATCTATTTGTTCTATAGACCTTACAAAGGTAATAGAATTGAATCGTCTTTGGTGCCATGATGATGCACCTTTTGGTGCCGCTTCATGGCTAGTCTCTAAAGCACTAAAGTCGCTTCCTCCTTATATCGTAGTTGCTTATGCCGATACGGGAATTACGGACACGCGAAACGGTAGGTCGCACGATGGTAGTATCTATCGCGCTCTATCTTTTAACTACGCTGGACAATCTAAGCCATCAAAGGATTGGCGTTTACCAGGATCTACGCGTAACGTAGGAAAGAAAACTCCTGGGTCAATTTGTCATGAGGTCACGCCTAAGAATAGATTTTGGACCGTTACAGGAAACAAAAAAGAGAAGAAGATTTTACGTTCAATGTGTGAATGGCCTTCTCTCCCGTATGACCAAACAAAAGAGCCGCCCAAAGGCGGCTCTTAAGTAATTCGTTTTGGTTTGGCCTACAAACGCCATTCTCCTGAGCCACTCGTAACACCTTCGCCTGTTCCAAGGCCGCTGATGTTGAGCTTTGCAGGTGCTGCATTAGAGCTAGACTTGACAATCCTTGAGAGTCCTCTCGGATTAAGTACAAGCATTCCTATCATCTCGTCGAGCACCCAGCCCTTCATAAACTGCTCTACCTGGTGATTCTCCTCAACATCGAGAGAGTACATAACAGGGAATACCCCGATGAACTCTGGCTCAGCCGCGAGGAATACCTCACCCTGGGGGATGATAATCGAACGCTGAATCTGGAACTCGCCGAAGCTAGTAATACGGCCTCCTGCGAATACCTCGTCCTTGAATCGGAATCCAGTGACGTTCAAGTCCCAGTTATAGAGGTCTCGAATGTCTGCCGGGTGGGCAAGCACACGACGCGCCTCTAGCTGGTTGATTTCGATTTGTGAAACAGCGTTGTAGAAGTCGGCAGGCTCCAGAGGGTTACCTTCGCCAAGTAGAACGGTATGTTCATTGACGTTGGCTTCTGGTCCTGATGCTACTCCTACTGCTCTACCGCCAGTTGGTGCTAGTCCGATTGGACCTTCGCCAGCCTGTGCGTTCGTTAGTGCCGTTCCGAGTCCAACAATAGACTGCTCAAGAAGTAGGACTAGACGTGCGTCCTCCTGCTTCTGAATAGCCTGTCGAGACTCGTCCTGAGCATATTCGACTGCGTTCACACGGAGGTAATACAAGTCCTCCTTGCGGATGCGAGGGAAAGTAGCAAGCCTGAACAAAGTCGGGAATGCCTGCTTGCCCTCGAACGGAGTAATCTTGACCTCTGCGTCAGTGCTGTTAAGCACATACGCACGGCCTAGGTCGTCCAGGATGTCGTACGGCATAAGCGGACCGCGCTCTAGCGTATCCTCTACAAGGA